GCAAGTAGATCAATCTTGGCAGATATTATTCTTACTTCTGCAAGTTTTAACGTTAACCCAGATGACGGACAGGTTGTAGAGATAGCCTTCAGACCTAGTGCTGCTCCTACATTCGATTTATCTAAAACAGCTTAATTAAATTAGCATAACTTAACGAACCTCAGAAAATCTGGGGTTTTTTTATGTTTTATATTAGAATAATATAAATATTATATTGTTTTTATTCATGGCAAGTAATTTATCTGCATTGGACAGACTAAAAAAAGCTGCAAATCTTGAACCAGTAAAAAAAGAAGTTACATTATCTGATGGTTCTGTTTTTGAAATGTATGTAACACCACTAACAATGGCGGAAAGAGAAAGAGCACAAAGACAAGCTAAAAGTGATGATGCCAATGCTTTTGCTTTACAATTACTGCTTACTAAAGCACAAGATGAAAATGGAATCAGATTATTTAAATCTGGTGAGATAGATATCTTAAAAAATGAAGTAAAAGATAAAGACTTACAAGCTCTTATGCTTTCAGTTATTAGTGAAGAAGAGGATTTGCCTGACCCAAAGAATTAGCTGCCCAACTGAAAAAAGATAATCTTATGATGTTGCAGTTTGGTGTTGCAAAAGAATTAGGTAAAAGTTTATATGAAATTAAGACTATGACAATGGAAGAACTTATAGGCTGGAGTGCTTATTTTTTGATAATTAATGAAGAACAAGAAAAAGCATTTGAAAAGGCAAAAAGAAGGAGATAAGTTAGAATAAAGTAAGTTTATAAATTTTAATGGCTAGTTACTCTGCTGTTATTGATCTGCGTGTAAATGGCGAGAAAAAGATAGATAGCGTTGTAGCTAAAGTTAATAGAATTAATGGTTTAATAAGAGGTTTAAAACCAGTACCAGACATCTTTCAAAAACAAAGAGGTGGTACTGAAGCATTTAGAAATCAAATTAATGCCTTAAAACAAACTTTAAGTGAAACATTAGCAACATTTGGACAAACTGGTAAGGTTACAGGTTTTTCAAAAACTATTGGAGGTTTAAACTCTCAATTAGCAACATTTCGGAGTGTAGCTAATAGTGCAAAAGCTGGTAGTCAGCAATTTACACAGGCATTAACCGCAGGAGAAAATGCTTCTCGTCAATTATTAAAAGCAGAATTAGAACGTCTTAAATCATTACAAAATTTATATCAAACAAACGCAAAATTAGTTAAAGGATCTAGTGCAGGAATTGGTAAACAATTAACAGAGGTTTTGAAAATTGGAAATACAATTCCAAAAACTACTGCTGCTCTTAATAACTATAAAATGGAACTTGAAAGAATAATAAGTCTTGTCGAGATAGGTAGTAAAGAATATAAAGAATTAGAAGTAGCAATAGCCAATGTTAATAAGCAATTAGATAGAACAAAACCAGTAAAAACTCAAACTGATAAAAAATTACAAGTTGAAAAAAAAGTTACACAAGAGATGTCAAAACAAAAACAGCTTGAAATAGATTTATTTAAACAGCGTAGAAAAAATATAAGAGATAGAGAAAGAACTGCTAAACAACAAAGACAAGGCAGATTATTAGGTGCTGGTTTTCCTCTGTTATTTGGTGGTGGCATAGGTTCTATTGGTGGATCGTTAGCTGGTAGTTTTCTTGCCAAGCCTGGTGAAGAATTTGGAGCACAAATTTTTGGAAGTGCGGTTGGACAACAAATTGAAACTTTAATAAAAAGGGCAAACGCATTAGGAGATGCAGTAGATCAAATAAGTTTTGAAAAACTTGAAGAACAAAGCATTATTATTAGTGGAGAACTAAGAGCACAAGTTGAACTTCTTAAAGAATTAGGACAAGCAGATAGAGCAAGAGCAGTTTTAGCTGATCAGGTTTTCAAAAGAACTGGTGCTAATGCTGATGTTCAAAGAGATATTAATAGACAGGTGCAACTTCTTAATGCAGGATTTAGCGAGCTTGTTAATAGTGCTGGTACAACTTTAGCAATTATTGGTGGCCCATTATTAACAGCAGTAGGGGCTTTATCTGCTGGAGTTTCTTTATTCTTTAGAGGTTTTAATACTCTGGCTACTGGAATAAGAAATTTAATTCCAGATTTACCTGTTGTTGATAAGTTTTTTGAAAAATTGAATAAAAGAATACAACAAGCAATAGGTAATACCAAAAAATTAAGAAAAGAACTTCAAACAGTAGGAGATGTTCAGTTTACAAAGTTTAGTATTGAAATGGAAAAGACATTTGGAAAAGCAGCACAGACATTTGATGCACAGAGAGAGAATTTAAAATTACAAAAAGACATAATACGTCTTGAAAATAGAAGTGCAAAAAATGAGGCACTAAAAGGTGAATCAGATGAAGGTGTTCGTGCTGAAATTGAAAAGAATTTTCGTGATAAATTAAATTTTGATTTATTTGATATAGATAAACAAATTAAATTAATTGATGAAAAAGAGGCATCAATAAATTCTAAGTTAGAAAGACGTTTAAATTTACAAACTGCTTTAAATGGAATAAATAAAAAAATTGTTGGTGCAAATCGAGCAGAAGATGAACAACTTGCAGCTAGATTAGAATTTGAGAAAACAAAACTTGGTATTCAGTTCCAGCTAGGTGAAGATTTAAGAAATGCAAAGTCTACAGAAGAAGAAATGTTGTTGGTTAAAACAGCAATACAAGATATAGATGCTGCAAGAATAATTCTTGGAGAAAAATTATTTAATATTTCAGAAAAAATGAAAACTAATTTTGAATTAGTAGGAGAAACTATTGCTTCTGGTGTTACTGATAATATAAGTGCTGCAATATTACAAACAAAAACTTTAGGTGAAGCTGCTAAAAACATATTAAATGATTTGGCTAATACATTAGTAAAACTTGGTGTAAACACTATTTTAGGAAGTATTGCCCCTGGAATTTTTGGTGGCCTACCCATGTTGAAGTTTGCTAGAGGTGGCCGACCTCCAACTGGTAAAGCATCTCTTGTAGGGGAAAAAGGCCCAGAATTGTTTGTACCAAAAAGAACTGGTACTGTTATTCCTAATGATAAATTAGGTGGCAGTACGAATATAAGTGTAAATGTAGATGCTTCTGGATCTTCTGTTCAAGGTGATGCACAGCAAAGTAAAGAACTTGGCAGAGCTATCTCAGCAGCGATACAATCAGAATTATTAAAACAAAGAAGACCAGGAGGTTTATTAAGATAATGGCTACTTTTCCTAGTTATAACCCTGTTTTTTCTGCAAATAAAACTGATATTACCAATACCAGAACAGTTCAGTTTGGTGACGGGTATCAGCAAAGATTTACTTTCGGCATAAATCAAAAAGCAAAACAATGGACTTTGACATTTAATGTTGATAATGAAGATGCAACTGAGATTGAAACATTTTTAGAAGCAAGAAAAGTTGATGGAGCATCTTTTGATTGGTCGCCTCCAGATTCATCTACTACATTTAAGTGGGTATGTCCTTCTTTTACTAAGGAAGTATTTAGTTTTGATAGAAATAGAATAAACGCAACATTTACACAAGTATTTGAACCCTAATGGCAAATCCTATATCTGAAACCCAAGCAATAAATCCTGGGTCACTTATAGAATTGTTTGAATTAACAACAGATGCAGCTTTGCATGGATCTGCTACTACATATAGATTTCATGCTGGTACAAATGAAATAAATAACGGAAATATTATTTGGGATGGTAATACTTATATTGCAATACCAATGGAAGCTGAAGGTTTTAAATATGCAAATGGTCAGCTACCTCGACCTACATTAACGATCAGTAATGTTACTAATGTGATCACTGCGATCTTGCTAAACGTGAACCAAGTTACTCCTGGAAATGATCTTACTGGTGCGATAGTAAAGAGAAGAACAACTTTAGCTAGGTTTCTAGATGCTGCAAATTTTGCTCCTGTAGCTACAACAACTACTACGACTCAAACTGTAGCTGACCCTTCTGACGCTGAAACTGTAACCTATACTGTCACAGTAGTCCAAGACTCTGGAGGTAATAATGTTTTTGCATTGAACGGGGTTCAAAAACCAGTTATAACAATGAAACGTGGATCAACTTATATTTTTAATCAAGAAGATTCAAGCAATACAAATCATCCTTTAGCTTTTAAATCGGATAGTGGTGGTTCTTATACAACTGGAGTAACAAACACGGGAACTTATCCTGGGCAGAGTGGTTATATAACGACTTTTCAACCTCCATATCCAGGTGCACCAAGCGATTTGAGATATTATTGCACAAGTCATGGAAATAATATGGGTAATACAATAACAATGAATAATCCAAATACGATCCAACAAACGACATCTTCAACTACTACAAGTCAATCAAATCCTTACGGAACACCAGATCCTACAGCAGAATATCCACAGGAAATTTATAAAATAGATAGAAAATCAGCAGAAAATAGAGCAGTAGTTCAATTTGAATTAGCTGCTTCATTTGATTTAGCAAACATAAGAATCCCATTAAGAGTTTGCACAAAAGAATTATTTCCTTCTATCGGTACGTTTATGCCATGAATGATTGGAAAGAAGCTGCTCTTAGTCATGCAAAAGTTGAAGATCCTAAAGAATGTTGTGGTTTATTGTTAAATATCAAAGGAAAAGAAAGATATTATCCTTGTCGTAATTTATCTATGACTAAATATCAATGTTTTATTATTGATCCAGAAGATTATGTAAGAGCAGATAATACAGGCGAGATAACTGCTATTGTTCATAGCCATCCGATCACACCTCCAACTCCTAGCCAAGCAGATTTAGTTAGTTGTGAAAGATCGAATCTACCTTGGTATATTGTTAACCCTAAGACAGAACAATGGGGATATTGCGAACCAAAAGGATATAAAGCTCCGATTATCGGAAGAGAATGGGTTTGGGGTATAACTGATTGCTGGTCATTAGTAAGAGATTGGTATAAAGAAGAGAGAAATATTGAACTAAAAGATTGGAAACGACCTTCAACACCAGAAGAATTTATTAAAGATCCTATGTTTGAAAGATGTGCTGAAGCTACTGGTTTTAGAGAATTAGAACCTAGTGAGAAACTTGAGAATGGTGATCTATTATTTATGTCTATGTTAGATGCTGGTTTAAATCATGTGGCTATTTTTGTAGATGGAGATGTTTTACATCATTTAACAGGTAGACTTAGTTGTAAAGAACCATACTCACCTTGGTTACTAAAATGTACAGGAAAGAGGTTGCGTTATGTTGCGTAAATTAAAATTATACGGAGAGTTGGCTAAGTTTATTGGTCATAAAGAATTTGAAATTAAAGTGCATAGCTTACCTCAAGCTATTAGTTTTTTAGTGAATAATTTTCCAGAAGTTGAAGCCTATATGAACCCCAAACATTATCAAGTAAAAATTGGTAATTATGAAATTAATGAAGATGAACTAAATTTTCCTATAGGTCAACAAGATATTCATATCATCCCTGTTATATCAGGAGCAGGAGATGGTTTTGGTCGGTTTTTATTAGGTGCTGCTTTAATCGGTGCGTCATTTTTCTTCCCAGGAGCAGGATTATTTGGAACTACTGGATTATTTGGTGCTGGTACTGCTGGTGTTGTTGGTGTTTCCTCAACAGGTGTATTACTTGGAACAGCTATAGGTACAGGACTAAGTGCTATTGGTGCTGGTTTAGTACTCCAAGGTGTAGGTGAAATGCTATACCCAACTCAAAATCCTGAGTTTGAAGATAATCCACAAATATCATTTAACTTTGCTGGTACGCAAAACACAGCAAGGGCTGGTACTCCAGTTCCTATTGTTTATGGAGAGATATTTACAGGTTCAGTTGTTATAAGTGGTGATGTAGATACAGAAGCGGTACAGGTATGATTGAAGATAACAAGTTTATTGCTGGATCTGGCGGTGGTGGTGGTAAAGGCGGTGGCGGTGATCCACCGACTATTGCTGAAGATAATTTACATAGTAAACAGTTTGCTACTTTACTTGATCTTATTTCTGAAGGAGAAATAGAAGGTTTTTCTAGTCCATCCAAAGAAGGCCGAACCAAAGGTACTACTGCATATAAAAATGCTGCAAAGAAAGATATTTTTTTAGACAATACTCCAATTTTAGCTTCTACTGCTGATTCAACTAATCCTCAAAGTGTTGACTTTAATCATCAAAATGTAGATCTTGATATACGTTTTGGTACAAATCCCCAAACTAAAATGGAAAAAGTTTCGGGAAGTTCTTCTGTTTTTAATGTTGGAGTAGAAGTAGCAAATGGTAGTCCAATTACTAGGCAACTTACTAATAATAGTGATTTAGATGCCGTAAAAGTTACTGTTACTGTTCCTCTTTTGCAAGTTGTTGAAGAAGATGGTGATATCACAGGTTCTTCAGTAAGTTTTGATATTCAACTTCAATACAATGGCGGTGGTTTTACTACAGTTCATTCTGACACTATTAGAGGTAGAACCGCAGATGCTTATAATAGAGAATACAGAATTGCTCTTACTGGTGCTCATCCTGTTGATGTTCGTCTTGTAAAAACATCTGAAAACAGTACAGATAGAATACAAAGAGATTTAATTTGGCAATCTTTTTCAGAATTGGAAGATGATTCAAATACATATCCTGATAGTGCCTTTACAAGATTACGTTTAGATTCAGAATTTTTTAGTAGGATTCCTGCTAGAAAATTTAGAGTTAGAGGAGTAAAAGTAAGGATTCCAGGAGCAGGAGCTAACTCATCTGGCACTCCAACTGTAGATCTACAAACAGGAAGAATACAATATCCCACTGGTTATATTTTTAATGGTGTAATGGGTGCTGCTCAATGGACAACGTGCCCTGCGATGATACTTCTTGACTTACTTACAAACACTAGATATGGATTGGGTAATCATATTATTGATAGTAATTTAGATTTATTTTCATTTGTAACTGCCAGTAAATTTTCTAATACTCTTGTCGATGATGGATTTGGTGGACAAGAAGCTAGATTTGCTTGCAATATAAATATTCAGACAAGTGTTGAAGCATTTGATGTTATAAGAACTTTATCAGGAATAATGAGATGTATGCCTATCTGGTCTGAGGGTGCATTACTTCTTACTCAAGATAGTCCAAAAGATCCAAGTTATTTATTTACATTAGCCAATGTTGGGCCAGAAGGTTTCAGTTACACAGGAAGCAGTTTAAAAACTAGAAGCACTGTTGTGGCAGTTTCATATTTTAATATGGAAACTAGAGATTTAGATTTTGAAGAAGTTGAAGCAGAAGCAGCTTATAGAAGTAAATATGGACTTCATGTTAAAAGAGTAAAAGCATTAGGTTGTACAAGTAGAGGCCAAGCTAGAAGGTTTGCAAAAGCTATATTATTTTCTGAACAAAGAGAAACTGAAGCTGTAAACTTTTCTGTTTCAATGGAATCAGGGGTAGTAGTCAGACCTGGAACAATCGTTAGTATTGCTGACCCAGGAAGGTCAGGTGTAAGAAGAGGAGGAAGAATCGCTAGTGCTACAACGACTCAGATAACTGTAGATGATTCGGATGCTACTGATTTGTCAACTGAAAACAATCCTAAATTAAGCGTGATAATGCCAAATGGAACAGTTGAGACTAAAAATGTAACTGGGATATCAGGAAAAATAATTAGTATTGATTCTTCTAGTCCATTTAGTACTACTCCAAATTCTAATACTGTTTGGTTGCTTCAGAATGATACTGTTGCTGCTCAATCATTTAGAGTAATGTCTGTTGAAGAACGAGATGGTGTTAATTACGGAATCTCTGCTTTAGCCTATGTAAATGAAAAATACGCATTTATTGAAGATGGAGAGACAATAACTCCACAACAAATATCAGTTTTAAATCTTCTCAAGCCTCCTCCTACTGGATTATCAGCAGATGAAGTGATTGTTCTAATTAATAATCAGCCTGTATCTAAATTAATTGTTAGATGGCAGCCTGTAGCTGGTGTTTCTAATTATATGGTGAACTATAGATTTGATGATAATAATATTGTTTCAGCTACAACAAGTAGTCCTGATTTTGAAATATTCAACACAAAAGTCGGGTCTTATGAAGTATCTGTTCGCAGTTTAAATGCTGCATTAGAACCTAGTGCGACAGCTTCAACTGAAACTTTCAATACTATTGGAAAAACTGCTGTTCCTGCTGATGTAACTGGACTTACAGGAGAACCAATAAATAAAACAACTGTAAGATTACGCTGGAATTTAGCAACAGATTTAGATGTAACTCATGGTGGTCGTGTTTATGTAAGACATTCTACAAAAACTGATGGAACGGGAACATTTTCAAATGCTACAGATTTGGTGGAAGCATTGGCTGGTAACACGACTATCGCTGATGTTCCATTACTTGAAGGAGAGTATATTCTTAAATTTCAAGATGATGGCGGTAGATTCAGTAATGGTGAAGCAAGTGTAATTATAGATTTACCAGATACAGTTGATGATAAATTAATTCAAACAAGGAGAGAAGATTTAGACGTTCCAAAATTTCAGGGAACAAAAACGGATGTTGCTTTCGATGCAACAACAAATTCTCTTAACTTAATTGGTGGCGGTCTGTTTGATGATATTGGTGGAAGTATTACAGGAACATTTGATGATGTTGGTTCTATAGATGATCTTGGCGGTATCAAGCCACTTGGTACTTATGAGTTCGGTGGAACAGCAGGAGGAACTGTCTTAGACTTAGGAGATGTATTTACTTTAGATTTAAAACGTCACTTCTTAACTGAAGCATTTTTCCCTTCAAACTTACTTGATTCAAGAAAATTAGCATTTCCTACTACTGGTACTTTTGACGGAGATGTAGCAACTGAAGTTAATGCTGAAATGTTAGTTGCAGTTACTCAAGATAATCCTAATAGTGGATCTCCTACCTACAAGCCATTTCAAACTTTTGCAAACGGAAGATATAAAGGCAGAGGTTTTAAATTCAAAGTTAATTTAACAAGTGACGATCCTGACCAAGATATTCGAGTATTTCAGTTAGGCTATACAGCCTCTATGGAACAAAGAACTGAACAGAGTCCTTCGACTACAGCAAGTGGAGCAGGAGCAAAAGCAGTTACGTTCCAACATCCTTTCTTTGTCGGCACTGCTAATACTGAAGGTGGAGCAAATAGTATATTGCCTTCAGTTGGTATTACTGCACAAAATATGCAATCTGGAGACTTTTTTGAAATATCAAATGTTTCTGGAACGGGCTTTACTGTTCATTTCAAAAACTCATCAAATGCTTCAGTTGATAGAAATTTCACCTATCAAGCTGTCGGATTTGGTAAAGCAAGTTAGAATAGGTTCAATGTTACTTTTTTAAATGGCTAGACCAGGCTCTACCACCAGTGAAACGGGTAATAATTATCAGTCAGCCAATGGAACGGGTGCTGCTGTCCGTGCAAAATTAAATGAAATATTTCAAGCATTAAGAACAATAAGTTCTGGAAGTACTGATCCATCCGGAGCAGCAAATATTGCTCAACACCAACCTCATATAAATACTTCTACTAACGAATTAAAGATAGCGACATCAGTTTCGGGAGATAATGCAACCTATGTTGTTTTAGGAAAGATAAACGAAGCAAACTTTGGTCATGTTGTAGCAGCAACTCCTGTGATGACAGGTGATGTAACAATGAACTCTAATGGTTTTTTAAAAGTACCAGTAGGAACTGATGCACAACAACCTGGACAATCTGGACAACCAGCAGCAGCAATAGGCCAATTCAGATACAACCAAAGTCAAAATAGATTTGAAGGATACAAAAATACAGGTTGGGGAGAACTTGGTGGAGGTGCTGGAGCTACTGGAGGAGGCACAGATCAGGTGTTCTTGGAGACAGGCCAAAATATTACAGAGGACTATACTTTAACATCTGGTAAAAATGCGATTACAGTATCGCCTACAATAGCTACTGGTAAACAAATTGTCGTGCCAAATGGTGCAACTCTTGTTATTCTTTAATTATGAGCTTAGAACTATCAGGAACAACACCAGCAATCAAAGGAGTAGCTGGATCTGTATCTGCACCAGCTATAACTGGTGATGATGTTGATACAGGAATAAGTTTTCCTGCTGCTAATACGATTAAGTTTTCAACTGGTGGTGTTGAAAGAATGTCTATTACAGATAGCGGTATTACTGGTATTTCTGGTGGAAAAATTCTTCAAGTTGTATCAACAACAAAAACTGATACTTTTTCTGAAGATGTAGCAGCAAGTGCTTTTAGTGCTGATGCTATGTCTGTCAGTATTACACCATCAAATGCAAGTAATAAAATTATGCTTTTTGCTAGTTGTAGTCTTGGAATAGAAACAACTAATGATTGTGGATTTGCGTTTTTCAAAGCTGGTTCAATTCTCGCTGGTGCAGTTGCTGATGCTGCTGGTAATAGACAACGTTTTACCTCCTGTAGGATTCAATCCTCGACAGGACAATGGATAACAATTAATGGTCAACATCTAGATACTGCTGGTGGTACAAGTGCAATAACTTATAGTGTTAGATTAGCTCATGGTGTAAATGCTGCGAGATACCTTTATTTAAATCGATCCCATACTGATAGCGACACTACTTATGATTTTAGAGCAGCATCAAGTCTTACAGCAATGGAGGTGGCAGCATAATGGATCATAATGCAATTTATAAGGCTTATCCAGATTGTAAACGAATAGATGGTTCTCTAGCATTTAGAGCTGATGGTACACAGATAACACTTGTGCAATCTGAAATAGATTCTGCAAGAACCACATTAAATGCTGAAGCTGCTGCAATAGCTTATCAAGGTCAACGTAAAGCAGAGTATCCAAGTATTGAAGATCAGCTAGATACGATTTATCATAGTGGTGTAGCTGGTTGGAAAACTAAAATCAAAGCTATCAAAGACAAATATCCTAAACCATGAGCAAAATATCACTCAAACACTCAGGCGGTAATGTTGTTTCACTCAACTCACCAACCAACGCTCCAAGTGCAGCAGATGTAGCATTTAAACTACCAAATGCTGATGGGTCGGCTGGTCAGTTTATGAAAACTGATGGATCTGGTAATTTATCTTTTGATACTGTTGCAAGTAACAATACTTGGGTCAAGTTAGCGACAACAACAGTCTCAAGTGATGTTAGCACTGTAGAATTTACTAACTCAATTTCAGGTGCTTTTGATACTTATAAAATATATGCAATTTCAATAACGCAATATCGGGGTGTAGTAGATAACCATGAAATATATGCAAGAATTAGAGATGCTAGTGGAAGTTATACTTCAAGTAATTATCAATTTCGTAGAAATACTGACCAAGGAAATTATAACAACGATAATCAGAACAAATTTGCTTTAACTTACAACGGAATTGGTAATGAGACAAGCAATTCAGGAAATAATATTGATGAAGAGGCTCATAGTTTTCTGTATATGTATAATTTTGTAGCTGGTAGAAGATTTCAGTTTCGTTACGAAACAACTTTTGCTGATGCTTCAGGTTCTTTTAGATACCAAAATGGTGCTGGTGGTGTAAGAGTAAATACCGAAACAACAGGCATAACACTATATTCGGCATCTGGTGATATCAGGGCTGGTATATTTACTTTATATGGGATAGTAACATGACACGTTATCACAATATTAACGGGGAAAAAATTGCTTTTACAGCAGAAGAGGAGACAGCAAGAGATGCTGAAGAAAAAGCGTATGCTACAGAACGGGCTGCTAACAAATACAAATTTTCCAGGGAAGAGGCTTATCCAAGTATTCAAGAACAACTAGATATGCAGTATTGGGATCAAGTAAATGGAACAACAACATGGAAAGATGCTATTGCTAAAGTAAAATCAGACTATCCAAAACCATGAGCACATTAAAAGTCACTAACGTAAAGCACGAAACAAGTGGACTAAATACCCTTGTATTTGATAATGGTGGAACGTCTGGTGGTAATGGAAGAGTAACTACAAAAGGAACTATTGGAGAAGTTTCTGATTTAGGTAATCAATCTGGTGATATAACTATAGATTTTAAAACTGCAAATAACTTTTCAATGACTTTAACAAATACTAGTGTAATCAAAAATCCTACAACATTAGCTGCTGGACAAAGTGGGGTTTTATTTATAATTCAAGATTCAACCGGAGGTAGAGCAGCATCTTTTGAATCTTATTGGGATTTTTCAGACGGCACACAGCCTACATTATCTACAGGAGCAAATGCGGTTGATATGATTGCTTGGATTGCTCGATCATCTACAAAGATTTCTGCACAATTTGTCGGAAACTTTAGCTAATGAGCAGTTTAGGGAGTCCATCACCATTCTTGTTTGGAGGCAAGAAGATATACGAGGTAGAGCGTAGTTTAAGGTTTAACAGAGATGACAACGCATATTTATCAAGAACTCCTTCATCTGCTGGAAATAGAAAAACTTTTACTTACAGTGCATGGGTAAAATTAGGACAAACAGGGGTTAATAGTTCAACTAATCCTGGAAATGGTTTGTTTTTAAGCTGTGGCCCGGCAGGAACTGGCACTAACATGGCTTTAAGAATTACAAATAGTGGTTACATTGGTGTTGATTATTATGGGATTGGAGGATATTACTCTAGTGCTAGATTGAGAGATCCAAGTGCTTGGTATCATTGTGTTTGGGTTATGGATACAACTGAGTCCACTGCTGCAAATAGATTTAAAGTATATGTAAATGGAAATTTAATTTATAATAATCAAATAGGTCTTTCTCAAAATGCTGATACACCTTTAAATAATAATTCGCTAACGACAATTGGTGCTTATTCTTATAGTACCTCTAATGCTTATAGGCTTGATGCTTATTTAACAGAAGTTCATTTTCTTGATGGTTATGCTTATGACCCGTCTTATTTTGCAGAAACAAATTCAACAACAGGCCAATGGAATCCTAAAGAATATACAGGTAGTTATGGGTCGAATGGATTTTACTTAAATTTTTCAGACAATTCTGGAACGACTGCAACAACCATGGGCAAGGATTCAAGTAATAATTCTAATAACTTTACGCCAAATAATTTTGTAACTGGTGATGCTGTAAAAGATAGTCCTACAAATAACTTTGCAGTATTAAATCCTTTAAGTAAAAGCAGTGGAATTACAGTAGGGGAGTGTAATTTATATGCACAAGGTTCAAGTGGTTGGAGGACTGTTGTTGGCAATTTTCATATGTCATCTGGTAAATGGTATTGGGAAATACATATAAAACAAGTAGGTAATTCAATTTATGGAATCTTGCCAGCAACAAGAGCTAATGGCAGACAAGATTTTTATGCTGATATATATACAGGAAGTTATTCAGATGAATGGGGGTATAGTGCTGGTGGAACTTTATATAATAGTGCTAGTGGTACAAGTAATTGGGGCAGCACATATACAGTTGGAGATATTTTAGGTTTTGCTTTAGATATGGATAACGGAACTTTGGATATAAAGAAAAATGGTTCAACAACAGGATCACAAATAACAGGAATATCGACAAGCAAAGAATATAGAGCAGCATTTACGTATTACAGTTCTGGCACTAAATCTAATATTAATTTTGGACAGGATAGTACTTTTGCCGGACAAAAAACAGCACAGGGCAACACAGATGGAAGTGGGCAAGGAGATTTTTATTATGCCCCTCCCAGTGGTTATAAAGCATTATGTTCAGCAAACTTAGCCGACCCAACAATAAAGCTACCTAATAAACATTTTGATACTTTGCTTTATGCAGGAAATGGAAGTTCTCCAAGAACTATAACTGGATTACAATTTTCACCAGATTTTGTATGGTTAAAACATAGAAATAGTACAAGTTGGCATAGATTACAAAACTCTGTAGTTGGTGCAAATAAATTATTGTATTCAAACTCCACAAATGCCGAGGCAACTGATGAAGTTAATGGACATCTTAATTCTTTTACAAGTGATGGATTTATTATTGATGATCCTAATTCAGATGGTTTAAATAATAATAGTGGAACTTATGTTGGGTGGAATTGGAACGCTGGCGATACAGATGGCAAAACTTATGTAGTAAAAGTTCACGATTTTTCTGGAAATAATAGATATATCTTTGATGATTTTCAAACTCAAGCTGTAACTCTTGACCTTGCAGAAGGTGGCACTTATATCTTTAACATGGATGATGCGTCAAATGCATCTCATCCATTTAGTATCGGAACGGCAGCTAACGGAACTGTTTATACTTCTGGAATAACTTACTTTTTAGATGGAGTATCTAAAACTTACAGTGAATACACATCAGGATTTTCAGCAGCCTCTACAAGAAGATTACACATAACAGTACCAGCATCCGCACCAGTGCTGTACTATTGGTGTTCAGTTCACAGTGGGATGGGAGGTCAAATAAATACAAACACAACTCTTGGATCAAGTAATTTTGATGGGACTATTCAATCTGTAGTCAAAGCCTCTCCTACGACAGGATTTTCGATAGTTTCTTATGAAGGTAATAATGTACAAGGTGCAACTGTTGGTCATGGATTAGGAGTAGCACCTTCAGTTGTAATTGTTAAAAATAGAGAAACATCATATAACTGGGCAGTTTGGCATCAAGGGTTAACAAGTGCAGCTTATGTTGTTTACCTTAATTTAAATAATGCACAAGGTAGTGTTCCAGGAATATTTAATAGTACATTACCAACATCTACTGTTTTTTCTTTAGGTGGTGGCAGTCAGGCAGATAGATTTCTTTCCAATGAACCTAACAAAGATTTTATAGCTTACATATTCAGCGAGGTAGCAGGATATAGCAAGTTTGGATCATATACAGGCAACGGATCTTCCGATGGAACGTTTATCTTTACAGGTTTTAGGCCCTCATTCGTAATACAAAAAAGGACAAATACCACTGGTCATTGGTATATTTTTGATGATAAAAGAAATGGATTCAATGTAGATAATGATTCGCTTAGTCCAAACTTATCTGATGCTGAATATGATGTAACAATAATAGATTTATTATCAAACGGCTTTAAATTTAGAACAAATGCTGCTGCTCATAATGGATCTGGTGGTACATATATTTATTTAGCATTTGCAGAATCACCTTTCAAAAATGCAAGGGCAAGGTAATATATAGATATGGCATTTTTATTAGACGGAAAACCTTTAGCTGTTGATGTTGCATTTAAAACATCTAATGGAACACAGTACCCTGCAAACTGGTTAAGACTAACAACTAAAGCTGAAAAAGAAGCTATAGGAATTACAGAAGTTGCTGATGATCCAGTGTATGATTCACGTTTTTATTGGGGTAATGGAACTGCAAAAGCACTTAATGATGTAAATGCAACAGATGAAAATGGTGATTTGTTAAAGGATGAAAATGGAAATCAAGTTGTTATTTTAGGTGTTAAATCAGTATTAAAAGCACAGGAAAAAGTTACTGCTGGTACTTTATTAGCAAAATATGATTGGTATGTTGTAAGAAAAGCAGAAAAGTCTACTGAAATACCCACAGCGATTACAACTTATCGTGATGGGGTTAGAACAGCTTGTAATACAAGGGAAACAGAAATTGATGCTTGTGCAGATACCGCAGCTTTAGTTACTCTTTACGGACAAACAGAAAAAGATGGAGTGTTTACTCCAAATATGACACAATATCCAGTAGATCCTAACGAGTAGATTCTTGCATTTGTCTTGTCATTAAGCCCATCGTGACGTAAAGAGGAGATAGACCTATAATTAGTAATAATACTGCTATGCTCATTACAGACATAGCTTTGATAACTGCAAATTTTATCATGTGGCAAAAGCTCTCAACTATTTTAAGTTTGATTTCCATTATTATGGTAGCTTCTATGAGTGGTGGAGCGTATTTTGGTTACAAGTATGTAACTTCAGAACAATTTAAAGCCAGAGTAATGAATGAGATTATGGGAAATGTTCAAACATTAATGCCTAAAGTGTTAGATAATTCTCTACCCAAAAATGTAGGCCCATCAATAAAAATTTCTAAATGAGAACACGTTTTATTGCATATTTAGCTTTATTTACATCTTTTATAACTTTTGGATCAGGACTATTAGTATTTTTGTACATGAAAAGTCCAGCTTTTGAAGATCAGTTATTAGGTCAAGTTATGAAACATATGGATTGGATAGTTGAAGATGAATTTAAAAAGCAAATACAGAAATTAAAACCAAGACCTATAGCGGATGCAAACGATCCAAACAAATGGTTTTGGGATTACATTGAAAAAAGAAATAAAGAGTATATAGAATGGGAAACACAAGGTAAGTGGAAAAACTAATGAACTGTTGGCATTGTAAAACTGAACTTATCTGGGGTGGAGATCACGATATGGATGGCGAAGATTATCCATTAAGGTCTGGAGAATATAGTATGGTCACTAATCTTTCTTGTCCTAAATGTAATTCTTTTGTAGAAGTATTTTTACCAAGAGATGCTTACGACTAATGATTTTTGGGTTTATAAAAAAGTTAGTGAAATATTACATAGATAAGTTAATTCATTGGATGCGTATGACAAAATTTAATTTTGAATTAGATAATGACATAAAAAAATATCACGAAGAACTAGATAAAAAAGTAAAAAAACCAAAAATTATAGAAAAAGGTACTTTTGGAGAAGATGGTTGGTCTATTTCTATAGGAGATGTAGAAGATGGAGATACCTGATATTAATATCCCTGAGATATACGTTCCAGATGTACCAGAAATATACAGCCCACATTATGTAACTATTACTACACCACCTGAGATTGATGTTCCTGGTTGTACTTATCAGCATCGTGATATAAAAAATACTGGAAATCGTAATTTGTTATTAGATGATCCTAATGGTGTATATACAACGTGCGATTTTCCATTTCCTAGTTTCATACCGCTTGATTATTCTCCAGAAAATTTAGTAATAACTGAAGAAGTTCCTGTTGAAAACGAACCACCACCTTTTCCAGAAACAGAACAGCCAAAGATACCTGACGCACCACCTCCCCCTCCACCAGATTTTCCTCCCTGTCCTGGTAAAAACGACCAGCGAGTAGGGGATTTTCGTAACGATAAAAAGTTAGAACGTGTTATTGGGCATGAAAGAGGGCAAGATGGTAGTGAGTGCATAACTCTTTATGAAGCAGTTGAGTGGAAAGAACAATACATTCCATCTGCTCCTCAGTTTGTTGGGGTTTTTAGCCTTGCTTTGGTTGGTGCTTCTGCACCACTTGTACTTCAGCTTGTACGGCCTATCGTAAAGCAAGTAGTAACTAAATTGACTAAGAAGAAAAAAGATGTAGAATAGTACATAAGCAACTGTTACAGGGATGCCTACAGTTGTTTTTAGACAAGTCTTTACACAGCCCGTGGCTTGTCTACTCTAATTTGTGAGTATGTGGGATAACTTGATTGGGAGGAATGTTAACAATAATATCTTCACAGGTAACAGCACTAGGAGTATTAGGTTTAAATGTAACTCCATCTTTTGCCATTTTTGAACACATCTCCAAACGATATAGACTGATTTCCATTTTAGTTTTCTTTATAAGTAATCTTTGAGCTTCAATATTTACTTCTGTTGCTTCATGGCAAAGGGCTGGTGATTTACCTAAAGGAATGTTTACTTGAGCAGAGATTCCATAATTTAAATTAAATGTATCTTTTTCAAATCTAGGAATTTCTGAGTAATACAGAATTTCTCCTGTTTCTTCATCGTATATTGGTGTTCTTGTAATGTATTCTTTGGGTCGTGCGAAAGACCAACTATCAGTTACATAAGGTGTAATTGTTAGGCTAGGTGAAGCACACACTATGCCCTGACTCATACGAAAA